TTTAATGATTTCTAAATTACCGTTTCTGGTTTTAGATAAATTTGGTTTTGAGTTTTCAATAATTTGCAATTTACCTAGAGCAATATTAGAACCCTTTAACTGATTGCCTAAATCTATAACCAATTGATTAGTTAAAGCGTCAAATTTGTCTATATCTTCAGGAGCTCCCACCCCGACTATATGGCCTAAAGAGGGAATAAATTTAGCGACTGTTCCCGCAGTAGCTCCAGTGTCAAGTCTTCTCGCGAGAGTGTCAAGTTCATTTAATGTATGTTTTAATTGTGGAATTGTTGCAATTGAATTGCTAGCATCTTCTAATGCACCTTGATTAGTTTTTAAATCTAATTTATTTAAATTATTTGTCGTTTTTGTATTTAATAATCTATTGTAATATCCATATTCCTCAGATTCTGGGGAAAACTCATTTCTCTCTTTTAATATCTTTCCGATATCTGATAAGCCGCTTTTCCCAGCATGTTTTGCCATCTCTTCTTTATAAAGAATATCTGCTAATGTTGCTCGTTCTGCGTACGGCAACTCTATTTCTGCAAGCGCATTTTTTAATTCATATGCTCTTCTTCGCTCTTCAGCTTCAAGCCTTTCTTGTTCCATTCTTGCGGGCGCTTGAGATGTTTCATATCCTTTCAAAATATTAGTAAAAAAGTTCTCAATTCCAGAATAGTTTGGCTCTGCGATATTGGCTCTTGTATAGTCTCTTGAAGTATATGACATAAATAAATCTCTATAGTCTATAAGGAGTAATTAATTTACGATTTGGTCCGAAAACAGTAGTATTTTTAGGCCCAAATCTGCCACCGTGCCCAAACATACCGCCATTAGCAAAAGCCCCGGTTCCAGCACCAATACCCTGACCTATAAAATTAAGTAGCGCATTATTTCTCGCTTGCCTTCTATTTCTAGCACCCTCCGCAGAATTATAGGCTAAACTTGCAATTTCTGAGAGATTGGTACCTAAAGTATTAGTTAAATCAGCAGTAGTATCAGCTCCTATTCCAGCCAATTCGCGCTCACCACCAATTTCTCGCTCTATCTGCCTTTCACGGTTAGTTTGTATCCCAAGCACATTTGATAAATACTCCTGCATATCTTCGCCTAAAAGCTCTCTAACAAGTGCCGCTTGTTGTTCTTGATCTGACGGGGTGCCTGCAAATCCGCCCGCTGCTGCTGCATTTCTCGCTTGAGACAAAAGACGCTCTGATTTAAACCGATATCCTTCAGATGGATTGTATTTAGAGTATATTTCATCCAGATAAGCTGACGGATTTTGCCTAAACTTTTCACCTTCGGAAGTATCGTATAACTGATGCGTTCTTCTATATAATTCGGGTAAATTTATATCAACTGCCTGACGCCCTCTCGCAATACCAGGTTGCGCATTGTTTTGAGCCATGGAAGCAATTTGTTGTAAATAAGGTAACGCAGCATCAGCCCCGCTTGGGCCTCGGTTACCGCTCCCAGCTATTGCCCTAATTGGTGCGGCTACTACTTTAAATATATTTTTAAATAAACCCATAAATCACCTATACACTTGTAATCGTTTGTACTACACCCGCAGCAACAGAAAATTGTAGTTTATTAATATCTGTATTATACCACAAAGTCGGCACCGGCATTGTTAAAGAAAGCGATGTAATTGTTGCTGTATTTTGAGCTGGAATTACAAACCCGTTATTAGAAAGATTATCTAATAATGTTTGCGTTAATTCCTCTATAAAATTTTCTTGATTCTGTTGTTTAATATAAGTTGGTAAATCCATTTAATAAAGCTCCGCTATTCCGTTATTGACTACAAACCTATCTAACCCCCAAAATCTAAATTTAAAGGTCATATCATTAGCAGCGCCCAACTTATTCCATTGCAGAATATTTTGTCTATAACCAATTGGGTTTAAATTTCTATAAACCGTATTGCTCCAAGAAATTCCCCCATCTCTTGAAATTGACATATCAACTCTAGGCTGATAAGGAGGAGTTGTTATAAAAACATTGGGGTTAGTTCCACCACTCCCCCCACCAGCATTTGAAATTCCGCTATCTTCATCAACCATTAATTGTCCAGTTTCAGTAATTATATTATCATCTGGCGGAATAAAAATGTCTTCGGTTATTAATGGATCTAGGTTGTTAAAAAGCGATACGCCTGAAACTCTTGGGTCCACTCCCTGCTCAATTGTCATTGCAAATTTATTGGCTATGAATCTATCAGCCGCATCATTTAACCGAATATGAGAACAAATCCTAATTCGTTGCATGTCATAATATTGGTTTGGATCTTCATTTGAACTCGGTAAATTTTCATTTATATAAGTAAAATTTGAACTTAATAAATATAATGCCGATGAATTTAAAGACACAAAATAGATATTATTATTAAAATAAACAATTGAGCGCGCTGGATGATAGTTTAGATATTGATCTGAAAGATGATAAAACTTCTTTTCTGTAAAATCAAAGGCAAGCGTTAAATTATCAGCAGGATTATAGAAAGTTAGAATATAAAATAAATGTCCGTCTTGCCTAAACATAGTTGCGGTTGATTGGGACGGATATTGAATAGAACCTAATAAATAATCAATACCGTCGCTTGATATGGATTCAGCCCCTTGTTCGCTATAAACCATAATGGTTGGCGCATTGTTTTGATTAGAGGCAAGCCAAACTACAAACTGATCTGATTCCCCAATGGTATTAACACTTAAAACCCCATAATCTACATTAATAGTTTGATTACGTCGGTATGGAATAGCGCCGCTTACTTGAGTATGGATCTCACAAACGGTACTTCCCATGACTAAAACATTATTACCCTGAGAGGGTATTCTAACAACTGCTAGCGCAAAATCTGGCTTTGTTTGCAGTGATAGAGTTCCGTTAGTAACTAAACTAATGGTTGTATTGGTTGCAAACTGATAAACAAACCATTTTGCCCCATTCCCTGTAGTATTCGCATTACCAAATAAGAAAAAAGTATTATGATAAGTAACATAATTTGGTATTAAAGAAGCATCAAGTGTTTGAACCGTTAAATTAGGCGCTAAGGAATAGTTATAAATATAAGCGTTAATTCCATCTACAATACAAATTTGACTGTTTAAATTTTCATCTATAAAAACCTCGCCTTGATAAGTCGCAAGATTTCCAATAGGTGTATATAAAAGATTGCTGCTAACTCGGTAAACAATGCTGTTTATAACTACAATCATAAAGCCGCCACGAACGCTTTTAAAAATACCGCGACCTTCCCCCGCCGGAACAATGCTTAAAACTTTTCGATATCCGGGGAAATTAACTAGCCAGCCGTCACTAATAAACATATTGTAAGTTTTTTCAGCAGATATTTTAGAATAGCGACCAAAGGTTGAGGAGCCTACCACATTGACGGGAGCCTGGACACTTTTAGGTGTACTTTGTAACATAATTTACCCATCCGTTTATACAGTCCAACCTTTACCTAAATTAGCCTGCCCGTAATTAATCGTTGAATTTTGCTCAAACGTTGATATTTTGGTCATTGTTAAATCTAATGTAGACGATCTCTTATTTATAGTTTGGTAATAATCATCTAATTGCTCGACCACGCCAGGAGGAACATCATAATTAAATTCAATACAAAGACGTTTTGCCAAATGGTATTTTAAGTAGTCGATATAAAATCTATCTAAACCAGATGGCATAAATGTTTGGCTTTGGATCCCGTTTGTTGTACTAAAATTTGAAAAAGTAATATTATTGGTATAGCCACCGCTACCTTGTGAAGTACACTGAATATTAGAGGGGTTGGTAGAATATAAAATAAATTGATTTCCAACCGTATTAGCGCGAACATTCTGAATTATGCCGCTATTAACATATAAAACTAAATAAATTATTGAAGCATAAGTTCCCGCTAAATCAACACCATTAACCACTAATTGGCCAGGGCCAATAGTATATGGGGTTGCACCAAAATAAGTTGGTAATCCTAAATTTGCGCTGGTAACGTTACTCGTTAAATCTTGGCCTAAAGAAACGGAACTAAGCCTAAATTGTCCGGTACATTGCATTGAATAAGGCTGATCTGGAAAGAAGTATAAGAAAACATTGGCACCGCCAAAGCAAGATTCGACATGATAATTAAAAGGCAATGAAGTAACATTATTAGCCCTGGCATCCCCGAAATATTTCTTGCGATGTGAGGACGACATAGAATATCTAACCGTACCAATAAAGAAACACATCGTTTCTATCTCGATTAAATTTTGAATAAAATACTGTTCCTGTCCAATGATTGCGTTAAAATTAAAGTCAGTTGTGTAATAAGGGATCATGCCATTATCAACCGTTTTGTCAGCCAAAATATCGTTTAAAATATCAAGGCCGTCATTAAGTTGAGTTCCTGAAACTGTTTGAAATTCCCGACTAACGATACCACTTAAGTAGTATGCGTTAGTCAAGAGTTTAGTGACAGTGTAAGACATGCTTACCCTTAAATATTATCTACATAAGCCAATATAGATAATGCAGCCGTTGAAGCTGCGTCCGTTTTCCAATCAATGCTAGGTGTAGCATTACATGGACAAACTAATACACCAATTTGGCTAGTACCACCTGCTGCTACAGCGCTCATTTTGGCGTAACCCGTGGTGTTTGCAGATCCTGTAGGTCTTAATGCAACAAAGTTACTTGCAGCATTAGCTACTAATGTAGCTAAAAACCGAACATTAATCGCTATGGGAGGAACTGCTGCACCAATGTTTTGAGCAGTAAAGGATGCGTTAGCGGTCGCCGCCAAAACAGATATTGGGGCTTCATACCACATTTCTGTACCAATTTGAGTAAATGATAAAATATGGGCTGAGCCGTCAGTTAAAACAGCGCCAATGCGTCTGAACATATCATAGCCGCCAGGAACGTTTACGCCGCCTGGAAGCGCAGGAGCCGTAGAACTTAAAGATAAAAGCCCCGCGGTTGGTAGGTTTTTGGTTGAATCGCCAATCAAAAATACATAATAAAACGTATTATTTGCAAGCGAGCCAGTATCTAAACCATTAGCTCCATTTACAGCGCCATTAATGGTAATAGTGCTAGATAACACAATATCATTGATATTGGTTGAATCGCGCCATTGACCTTTAGCAACTGTAATCGTAGTATTAGTAGCCCAAGTTAAGCCGCAACCACTTTTATATAGGTTACCTAAATTAACCATCGGAACAGTAGGTAATAAACTCATAATTAAGATCCTTTTTAAGTTATGGGGCCTTTCGGCCCCAATCAAATTACAGTGGGAAAATTAGTGACATGCTATACTCGGGTACTACAGTTGAGCCCCAGATACAGTCATAAATCATACCCCTTTGGTTTTGTCCAAATAATGAACCGTAATATTGACGAAGCGAAACTCCTGTTTCATCGTCAAACTTAGCGGACGTAGGATAAGGAACTTCTTCGGGTAATGTGGGCATTGCTAAAAATAAGGGATCTCCAGAAGTAATCATTCCTGCCCTATGTGATGGCAATACCTTTACCTGTTGTCCTGCAACAATAGGCGTATTGATGTTTTGATCCATCGTTGGCCCAGATTGTAATTGTGGAGAAATTGTTACGGTTACTTGACTGCCGCCAGTTGAAGCTGCATTTGCAATAGCTTGGAATTGAACCGGACTTCCTGATACTTCATGACCAATAAAGGTTCTAAATCTAAGGTTGGTTTGTCCTGATACACCATCTTGGAATTGGAACTTATCGTACTGAAGAACAGAATTAGGATCAGTTGCAGCATGAGTACCACTAAAAGTAATAGTATCAATAGCGCCATTAGTACCATTAGTAGTGAAAGATACAACCGTTAATGTGCTACCTTGCTGACCTTCTGTACCTGCGGTATGAATTGGTAATAAGTTTGATTGATACCAATCACAACGTGAAAATGGGCCTAATTCCCATGATTTGGCAGTTTCATTGTTACGATATTCAGCAAACTGCGCTAAACCAGAGTTAACAATATTTGGAACTGCTAAATCTTGAATGTAGGCTTTTGTTTGCCCTTTTGCTGCACCATAAGTTCTAAATTGAGCTAAAGCGGCCGCAAGCTGTTGATAACTATTAATTGGTGTTACGCCATCGCCATAAAAACGATATGGGGCCGTAACGCAATTGTTAGCTACTTGTGCCTCAATGCGCGCGCCCAATTCTTCAATGGCTGATTTACCAAATTTTTCCATGTAATTACGAACATTATAAATAAATTGTTGAGCCGTAAACGCAAAAGCAACTGAAGCTTGTTGATCAACAGTTAAGTTTTGCACTCTTTGATCTGCTCCTTGGAAAGTTGCAACTAAAGAATTAGTTACTTGAAATCGTGGCGCCAAATCAAAAGATACGGTTTGACCTAAGTTAGCAGTTAATCGATCAAAATCTTTAAATTTTGTATTGGCGGTTCCAATAAAACAATATAAGTTTTGTAGATAAGCAAGTCCTGACATTTGATAAGTTATGACTTGCTCTAAAATATTAGTTGGCTGTGCCATAGTAGAATCATCCTTAAATCTTTGTTAATCCAGGTGTTGATTCGGCACTGATTTTAAAGAATTATCCCCTTAACCAAGGGGCGTTTTTGTAATCCTTTATTGTCATTTTGCCGCTATCAGCACCAACATTTGAAGATTTAAGGCGTGATAATGGCGCATTCGTAGATTGATGTTCGGCTACTGCCTTTTCATTATTGCTGATAGATTCTGATATTTTTGCCAGCATTTCACGAGCTTTACCAGGCGATCTTTCAGCCAATAATTGTACAGCAGCTAGCTTTTGAGGATTTTTACTCAGCTCGTACATTACAGCGGGAGTATTTTCTACCTCATTTGCTAGAACAACAACTTGCGGGAAACTAGCGGGTTCAAAATCTTTCATGACTGTATCAAAGTCATCAAATTGCTCTTTGCCCTTTCGCATTTTAGAGAAGTATTCATCGGCTACTTGTTGCATTGCAAGCTTACGTTGCTCTTCTTCATCGGCATGCTGTTGCTTTTGAGCCTCTTGCATTATCCGATTAAAGACTCGATTCTCAATATCTGAGATATCGTTTGATGCATTTTCAGTAGCTAATGGCTTACTTTCCCTAAGCTTTTGGAGTTCGGCTTGATATGCCGCTTCCATTTCTTGCCTAACCTTATCGGCTACGGCAGCTTTTTCCCTTTTAATCAAGTCGTTAACGCGGCTAACGGGTAAACTTTTTTCAGGTTCGACCGCTGCTACGTCTTCCGTTTCTACGCTTTCCATAGATTCATCCTTAAATCCACTATTGCCCCGTGACGGTAGTAACCTCTTATCGCTGAGTTCATACGGCCAAAAATCCCTTTTGGCAGGTAGTAACCTCTTATCGCTGAGTTCTTGCGAGCACCCTAGATTTGGGCCAGTGTGCTAATTTAAAGATTAGTAGTTGTTGTAAAATTTGCAAGGCAAATATACAAGGATTCCCTACTTTTTTTTCTTTTTCTTTTTCTTTAAAACCTTATCAGCTTTGGCATCTATCTTAGCTTCGGTACTAGCTGATATCTTGCCTTTATGCTCCATTTCGGAGGCGCGTGCCTTAGCATTTTTAGCATGAGCTTTGTCATTAATGGGATACTTTCTTTCTCCCGCTAAAGCAAATTCAGATTTTTTTAAACTATTGCGTTTTTTGGTGGTTAACTTAGCCATTTCTATTTACTCCTCAATATCTATTTCAATTTCACCCGATTTATAACTTTCATTTTTCCTAGCTTGGTTTTCTTTCTCAGTAATCTTTAATGCGGTTTCAACAGCGGTCCTTGCGTTTTCAGCGTCAAGTCGTTCCTCTTCTATTTCGGATTTAACTTGCCCTTGTTGGATTTCCGCTAAAAGCCCTAAAAATTGGGTATCCGCTTTTTGCTTTTCGATGCTCAGTTTGGCGGTTTGGATAGCATGGTCGCCAGCAGCCTGCTCGCGTTTTTGTTCAACTGACAGCGCCATTTTTTCAATTTCCGCTTGAGCCAATTTTTCGGCATCTGTCGGCGCTGGCGGCTCTTTCGCTTGTTCCTCTTTCATATTTAAAAATTTCTCTGCTTGCGCCTTCAATTGGTCTATGTTTCTAATTTCTAAATTATCAATAATAGTTTCAAGACCCATAGTGTTGATAAATTCGGCAAAGATATCACTTGCTTGCGTCATTCTTATGATCTGATCTAAAGATACCTGTTTTTGTACGCCGGAACTTACACCGGTTTCTATTTTAACATTTAGATGATTTGGATCATAATTTAGCATTAAGCTTTCTGGGTTAGTATTATCATTAACTATTTCATAATCTCGCTTACCATTTGATTTTAAAATAGGTAATGTTCTAGGGGTTCTATAATATTTCGGGATTAAATCAATAAATATTTCTGCAATCCGAGTTAAGCCATGAACAAAACCTTTTAGATAAGGAATAGCAACCGCATCACATTGTAAGGCGCCTTGTTGCAAAGCTACGCCTGAAATCTGTTTGTCATTAGTACCAAGGACTGACTCATAAGTTCCTAAAATGGCTTGTGCTACTGCATCCGTACCCATGAAAGTATTTTCAACGATAGGAGGCGTTGGAACTCTAGGTATTACTGTAGGAGGTGGAAGCGGCACTTCAGGATTATTGTCAAGGAAAGCATTGTAAACTAATACGCTAGCAGCCTGAACGTCGGTATATGCATCTTGATATTTTGGCGGGATTGATTCTATTGCTACTTGGAACTTATGCATAACCATATTTTCAATTTCAGCCGCAACCGTTTGGCCTGAGAAGTTTTTAAGTTTTTGTACGCCCTTCGCATGATAAACAAAAGGTCTTGTCATTTGATAGGTAGAACCCACATCAGTCTCACGTAAATCTACACTATTGCCGTCAATAAATACTAAAGGCAATAATCTAAAATCCGTTTCATCATGGGCTAATACTTTAGTATCACAAAAGGTATACCGATATATTTTTTGTATATTTGTTTTTCTTTCTTGAAGAACAATAGGAGGCTGTTCTAAAATGTCTGCTTCTTCCCACATTTGAAGCAATAAATCGTAATCATGTTTGGTAATTATATGCCCATTAGATAATTTAACAATTTTGGTTTCTTTGTTTTTCTTTTCATAAAAATAACATATAAGAACTACTTCTTGGTCTTGGTTTTTATAAGACCAATTAAAACTTCTAAGGTTACTATCTCTGGTAAATTTAATATCTTTGGCTGCTTCTTCACCATATTCGCTAATAAATTCTTCTTTAGTTTTTGGTACCAATTGGAAGCAAAATGCGCCATCTCCTTTATGGGAAGTTCTAGCCATAGGATCAAAACCGCAAAGCGTTGGGTCAAAAACTCTCTCGGCTTTGATGTTTTGCTCAAAGGACATATCGTTAATATAATCGGTAAAAACTTCTACCACTGAAAAGCCACCTGCTAGAATGTCTTTATAAACTTTATATTTTAAATCGTCATTGTCAGGATCCATTAATATTTGGCGAATATGGGCTTCTAATATTTCAATGGTGGCTACAAATTCATCTGTTAAAGCTGAAATAGGTACGCCATCGGCTGCCTTAATTTCTATGGTAGGCTCATGTTTAGAAAATTCACCCATTAATCGAGATATACCCGATTCAAGAATATTAAATTCTATGGGTGGCTTTTTTAAAGTAATGAGTTTTCTATTTTCTTC